TTGTGAACATGAGGGTCGTCTCTGGTGTGTTGCGCACTTTGTAAAGTATTCTACACCACGTGTCTATCTACATTCAGTTGTTACTTTTAATCGCGAAACTATGAAACCTGAATCATACTCTTTGCCATTTGTCTTCAGAAAGCATGCCATTGAATATTGTCTTGGTTTTCATATTAAGGATGGAAAAATGTGTTTCATTTTCTCTCAAAATGACAACGAACCTGGGTTTATTACTATGCCTGTTAATAATCTGCGATTATTACCGATTTCTTAAGGGGTCTTAGGGGTCTTAAGGCTCATAAGCCATACTTTCAGTCATCTCCGCATGTAAATCACGGATATAACTGGACTGTGTATTATTAACTTCTAACATGGCAGCCTCTACCTGTAATAAAGCACTAACATAATCTGTATCTGATAACCGATTATTAGCAATATTTTCGCATATAACAGCCAGATTATGATATTTTTGTGCTAATTTTGAATTACTCTCATAATTTATTGTAAATGAATTTAGAATACTCATTTTCTCTCTCGCATTAATTGCCATATCTCTGTAACGATTTGACACATCATCTGTATATAAAGTATAAGACATTTTCACAAAATAAAAATATAAATACAATATTTCAATTTTTATTTTGTAATATTTTTGATTCTGAAGAATTATTAGAAGTATAATTATTCTGGACTACTTAGATCTACTTCCGTCAAGGGTACAACATACATAGACGAATTGTATGTATCTAGAGCAGTATTAACTTCACTCATAGCATCCTTTACGCGTAGCAAAGCATGTAAATAATCTACGTCAGATAAATAATTAGCCGCAATATTCTCGCATTCTATAACAAGATTATTACACTTTTCTAATACATTTGGAATCGCCGCATATCTAAACATAGATTGTCTATCAGAGTTTCTTATATTATTCATTTTCTCTCTAAATACATTCGCCAACATTCTATATTCATTTGGAGTGTCATTAGTGTATAAAGGCGCTGACATGTTATCGTGATTTCACTAATGTAAGCACATTTTTCAATTTTTATTTTATATATGAGCCTAAAATTCAATTATCTCTAATGTTAGAATGGGAAATGGTAAGCAAATTAAGTCAAAGACTGATCGACTAAAAGAAGGTGTAGCTATTTTAAAGCAACTAAGAGACGCAGGTGTAAAGGAACATTCACTAGGATATCTTGATCTCAAGACTAAAATTAGTGAATGGGTTAATTCTGAAAGCTCATGGGATGGTTCGATTGATTTTAGCGAGTATGGTCGTGTAGCGGATGTTGAATTGCCCAGATATGATAATCGGGCAGCAGGAATTAACTTTAAAGTTAAAAAACCATTTTAGCGAATATTAACCCTGTGTATTTTAATTCATAAAATAAAATAAAATCTTTTAGTATAATAAAATGAGCTCTTCTTCTATAGTACCTATTGTACCCTCTACAGAGACAACGACCAAAGTAATTACTTCTTTTACGGTTAATGTAATGCGCCTTGAATTATTTCAGAGCGTAACAGTAAATGCCATGTTATATGGCGCTGATGGCGGCTTTCTAGAAGTCAAAACCCTGACACTATCCGGTCAGGACTACCTAGATTGGAACAATAACGACCAGTACCTTATTGATAAAGTAGCTGAGCTATTAGGATTTACACTAGCACCTACTACGAAATAAATCTTTTTAACCTAATAAAATAATTATTATATATGTATTTTACATTATTATACAATACATATATTATACATCAATATCTAATAATACAGGAACATGATCTGAGCCATGATATTCAGTTAAACAATCCGCCCTCTTAATCTTATCCTTTGCGCCATCTGACACTATATAGTGGTCGATGAGCCATCCCTTATTATTCTCACGAGCATTGGCAAAGTTTGAGAAGTAGCTGTACTTTCTTTCAGTTGGATGTAAATGACGAAAGGCGTTTACAAATCCAACCTCTAATAGTTTCTTATATTCAGCCCGCTCCTCTTTTGACGCGCCAGCCACTTTATCCCTATTCTTCTTATCATGAATATCAATATCCTCGGGTGCGACATTTAAATCACCAGTATATACTACAGGAACCGCATTTTCCTCTTTTAAAAGCTGCAAATAATTACGCATAATCTCCTCCCATTTCACTCTATCTTCTAGGCGGGCCAGCTCTGGTTGTGCGTTAGGAACATATGCCACTACAATTACAATATTACTAAATCTAGCAGTAATAATTCGCCCCTCGGTAACCCATTCATACATATTATAAGGACCAATTTGTTCCTCAGTATACATATTAAAGTCATAAGATACCCACTTAGGTTTAGTATTAGTTAAAAGTGCTACACCTGAATACCCCTTCTTATATTTAGAGAAGTTTGTCAATACATACTTATAATCCGATTTTAGATGCGCTAAGTCACCATCACTTTGTGTTTTAATTTCTTGGAAACAAAGGACATCAGGTCGCTGTTCTTGAATAAGTGTCTTTATAACATTATTGGTAGGCGATCCTTTCTTTTCACCATTTTTAATTTTTCCCGTTGTTGCCCGAATACCATTTACATTAAAGCTAATAATACGCATTTTATAACCCCTTTTATTTTATTTAAGAAAAATACTAAGTCAAATTTATCTCTAGTAAGCAAACATTAAACCAGCCCGTGCTCCATAAACGCGTAATATATTATATGTTTCCGCCCATGTATAGATCACATAACTTGGTACAATTCTACCACCAACATAACCGCGACTTTGTCTTAAATTAATGACTAAATCCCTATTTGTAATCTTATCAAGATTTGCCTCCCCCTGCGGTTTAGAAAACGGTGTATATCCGTTTTGAATTCCCATTGGAAAATTATAGTAATATCGGTTAATCCATGGTGTTTTGCGCTGTTCGTATGATGGAATAATTGACCTAAATAGCGCTGGTCCCTGTGTTCTAAATCTTACAAGGTTACCCTGGTAATCTATTTCATAACTTTGTACTGGTTCTGAGTCAGATAATGCGAATCCTGGTCGTAAAAATGTAGACGGACTTTCAGCATATAGTCCAACGGCATCAGGCCACCAAGGTGTCTTTGAACCATTCGGTAATGTATTAATATTCCCTGTTAAATCTCTAGTTGCTAAAAAGTAGGCATTATAGCTTGGGGCTTCAACACGATTAAGCATAAAATAAATATCTTTCGTGGGATTTGGAATATTTAGCTGAATTCTGGCTGTTAAACGACTTTGTGTCTGATATGGCTCCATTGTATAATGTTGAACGACAGGAATCTGTAGATCCGCAAGCCGAAATCTATTTGCCTCATTTTGATCTAGATAAACATATTCAGCCAAGATATAACAATCACCCAGTTGTAAGTTTAGGGGCATTTGAATTGGTTTACCATCACTTGTTATAGGTGTTCCAGGATTTAGTGTAGATGGCGGTGGTGATAAATAAAAATTACTGCCTGCTAGAGGCCATAAAGACGTGCCAGGATCTAATGAAGTATTTGCTACGTGTGTATCAGTATAGTAGCATCCATTTAGATTTCTAAAGCGAATTCCTACACGGACTTCATCCATTGAAATTGCGTCAATTGGTAGTGGGCATCCAAAATCTCCTCGTGTAAACCAGAATGGTAGAGGAACTACAACAGTTTCTTGGTATGGCTGTGGTGGAGTAGTTTGAGGACCTGCGGGGGGCCAACCAAAACTTGTTTCTGAAAATCCATTGTCTTTGCGCTTTATAAGTTCATTAATAATTGGTACTTTCTCTAAAGGAGTATGATACTCATCTAATACTTCAAGTAGACGGCTATCAATCGTCTCTACACGGTCTGCTGCGATATCGAGTGTTAATTGTTCGACTAATGCATGTCCGAGTGAGTTAGTCCAACCAAACTTTGGATAAACAGTAGTACCTGCCGCAACGGCTGCCGCATTTTGAGTAGACCAGATGTCGGGCATTGTAGCCACAAGAAGTAACCTGGTTACAAGATGTCCCTTTCTCAAAATGCGAAAGAAGCCCGTATTTCCAAATGTTGGTGTATTTTCAAACTCTAGGCGACCCCATTGTGTTGTAAATCGTCCAGCCTTTATCCATACTTTTGTATATGGATATAGTGTATGTTTAAAATCAAGTCGCTCATCTTGAATTCCAGATGATATTACTTTTAGTAGACTTGCCACCATCCTATTACCAGGTAACAATACATGCGCTCTAAACTCTTTTATTAGTAATTTAGACCACAATACTTTTTGACCTAAAGAGATTTTTTGTTAAATTAATACAATGATTGTAACATGTTACTATGATATTTACAATAAACCTGAAAAATTTATCGAGTATCTTTATCTATTTTATGATATTGGTATTAGTGGTATTCCCATTATTCTTTTCACCGATCCACTACTTGTAAAGAAGTTTCGAATTTTCCCTCCATCTGTAAAAGTTATTGGTATGCCTCTTGAATTATTTGAGTTATATTCAATTGGTAAGAAATACACTGGTAAACTACCAAATAGCAGAAATGAAACAAAAGATACAAGAGAATTTTTCTCTCTTATGAATACTAAGATTGAGTTTATTTTAAGAGCTGCCGAAATGTGTGAAGATACTAATTTTATGTGGGTTGATTTTGGTATCTTGAAAATTATTAAAAATACTGATCGGTTTATTAATAAATTAAAAGCAGTTAATGAAAAAACATATGATAAGATTACAATACCAGGATGTTGGGCAATGGGTAGAGGATTTTCAGTGGAAGAGGTTAATTGGAGATTTTGCGGCGGCTTTTTTGTAATTCCTCGTAATCATGTTCAAACATTTTATGAACATTCACGAAATGTTCTAAAAGATTTTTGTACGAATCCTATATATAAACTCACATGGGAAACTAATGTATGGAATATTGTTGAATATTTTGCATGTAAAGATATAATTCAATGGTTTTTCGCGGATCATAATGATACTATTATACATAATATCCCTAATCCGCAATCTGAAATCTCTAATCAGTAATCTCTAATCAGTAATCTCTAATTTGTAACACTAATCAGTAAACATTCGGTTACATATTCCATTCTCAAATCGCAGCCAATTATAATGAATTGCGAATACAAATACTTCCCAACCACCAACCGTCGTGGGATCAAATACACACGGTGGGTTTAGTGTAGATAAATCTTTGGCAATTGGCTGATTTACTCTTAAATTAAGTGTCACTGATGTAGCTCTACTCATATTGCCAGTACCACTAGGCTGATGTTCTTCTGGATATCGCGCAAATGTATATCCATATGTGTGAGAATTATATGAGATTAGTCCGCCTCTATGAGAACTGGCAATATGCTCTCTAAACCAATTGCCATCAGCCGAAATTAGCTCTGATCCATTAATCCGAATTGTTGCCGAATCCAACCAAGGTGGATAAACCTTAGTTGGATCTGTCTCTAAAGAAATAGCTGGTGTAAAGTTTGCCCATTCGTTATTTATTAATACCGCTTTTCGTCGAAATACCCATAGTAGTTCCACAACAGGATGATTTAATTCTAAGGGGAGTTGAATTTCAACTGTTCCTGAACTCAGTGTCGGTTTACTCACAATATATTTTAGCGGCTCCTCAAAATGGAAAGTCTGTGCTAATTTTACTATTTGTTCGAAAGGTTTATGTAGATACTTTTCACGAAGAGAACCAGTTATAAGAGGGCATATTGTTAAAATACGGAAATCTCTAAATATTGGAGCGCATTCAGCTGTTTCTATAGTTACAGACGAAGTTATAGGTGGTACTGCATTAAATGTCACAGATGAATTAAGAGGCGTCTGAGTACAACTTTCTCGATATCCTATATATCTCCTTACAACTTGATCGAATGGCCGCAACTTAACATCTATACGAACCGTGTTCTCATTACAACTTAAAAGTGGAAAAACCTCCTTTAGACGAGTACGGATAAAGAAGAAGGGAAGAATACAGAAGTAGGTTCCATTTTCAGTAGGATATGGTCTATTGGGATTTAGTTCAGTCTGTAATACATAACCAGGTGCTAGGTACTGAACTGGAGTTGTTCCAGTGCCATCTGTAGATATACCGACAAGATTATTAACATCAGCATATACATTAAAAAATGCTCTTATAAATTCACCAGTAACTCGTTCAATTGTTTGATCGTTAACAATAAAATCGGCATATTCAACTATGGCAGTTCCCAAACTATTCATATATGTCCAGTACTCTGGCCCACGAGTATTTATATCAGCTGTAATGTCCCCCTTTGCTAATTTATTAATAGTATTACCATTGTACCAGCTACCGAGGTTAAATTGTAGAATGACGGCTTGTAATAAATCGCCAGCGGGCAAGGATCCGAGTTCAAAGCTGAATTTTTGCCCCCAATCAGCGGGACCACGCTGTGTAAATTCCTGTACGCTTGTGGCAGTTGGATAAATGGTATTATTCTCTCCTCGGTGAAAGCAAGATTCGTTTGTAGTTAATGGAAAATATGTATTATCCTGTGAATCACGGTCCGTAAGGTCCAATACAGTTGTAATGTCACCTCTTGGTCTAAAGTAGTCCGTCATTTGGCTATTAAGTATTCACTAAAAATATTTATACTCCTATTGGCGATTTGTCTATAAATTATTTATAATTTGGTTATAAATTATTTATAATTTGGTTATAAATTATTTATAATTTGGAAGTAAAGGCGGCACTAGTAAAGTGTTAGGGCTATTTGGTTCATAATTATCTACTCTGTAAATTGTATTAGTCTCCCTTGAGATAGCTAGCTGAATGCGAGGAGTATTTGCCGATGGCACAATAATGTATCGTTCAAAGTTAGGTAGTAAATCAACAAATCCAGATAAATGTAGGATAATGTCTACTTGTGTTAGAGGTGGCTTAATTTTAAAGTAAATTGCTCCTACTGAAGTATTTACCGATGGCAGCGCCCATATAGTATCATGCCAAGTACTAGGATGTCTTGCCTGTAAAGGTAAAATTACATGTTCTTCCCCATCATCTGCTACAATTAATAGTTCAACATCTAGGACAGTATTTGGGAGACTGGTAGCATATTTGAAGTGAGTCCAGTATGTATTTTCTGAATAGGGGAATCTGAATAGTAGTTCACGGTTATCATTACATTGATGAGATCCAGGAACAAATGTGAATACAGTACTTTTAGAAAGTGGATCAGTTAAGTTGGGATTAATGTTTTTAACAAAATCAATAGGAACGTTCATCTTGGAATTAGGCTCTATGCCTATATCAGGCAATATCAGAATTCAATTTTTATTTATACTAATTTAACAGTCTAAAGTTTTAATAAAAATAAAAAGTAATATGTATGTAACATGCCTTTATGATATTTATAATAAACCAGAAAAAATGGCGGAATATATAAAACTATTTGCTCCTTTAGCACAGTCAGATTTAACTATACATCTTTACACATCAAGTGATCTTGCCTATCATTTTAAGGATTATCCCAGTAATATTAAAGTATTTGTCGTTCCATTAAAGTATTTAGAGTTATATAATTGGTGTATGGAGGAAAAAACAGAAATGCCTAATGAAAGAAATCCTGCTAAGGATACACGCGAGTATTTATCTCTTATGAATACAAAGGTTGAGCTGCTTATGCGAAGTTCAGAAGTATGTGAAGATGAAACAATTATCTGGATTGATTTCGCAATTTTAAAGCTTTTTATAAATCCAGAACATGCCATTCATAAATTTAAGGAATTTAATACATTGACATTTGATAAAGTAAATATCCCAGGATGTTGGTATAAGGGCGAGGCTTTGTATCTAAATGCCATTCACTGGAGATTTTGCGGCAGTTTTATTGTTGTTCCACGTACTTTAATGAAGAGATTTTATAATGACTGTAAAGATACTATCCATAGTTTTAATAATAAAGAGAAAATACTAACATGGGAAGTAAATGTCTGGAATCATATTGAATATTATAGAGGAAAGGACTATGTTAAATGGTATTATGCGCTACACAATGATAGTATGGTTAATAACTTATTAGAGAATATTGATCCGTGGACTCACAAAAAATTTGAAGTCTAAAATGTCAAGCATGTCAGTATCCAGAAAAATGCTATGTATTTCAAGATATACAGATGAAACATACGCTCAGCATTTTGGAAATGGTCGAAATAAGTTCTATTTAGAATTTCGATGTAATCGTCCTTGTTCTAATAATCAGAACCATTGTACTAAGTGTTCTAATAAATCTCCGCTTAATAAGCTTCAACAATCGCGTAAATTTAATCATGGAGATGTTAATGAGCCTATTCCTGATAATTCACATATCTTTGGAGGAAAATGGTATAATGATGGCATTAAAAAATGGGGTGAGCCATCATCTGACATTATTGAGTTCGCAATAAAATCTCGTACAGAAGCTCGTGAGGGTTTTATGGCAGTTGAGTTATCAGTTCCTTTACCATTAAAAAAACCAATAGTGACAAAAACATTAGAACTAGTACCAATTACAGAAGTACTAGTATCAGAACCCACAATAGAACAAGTAATTACAGCTCCTAAAAAGAGAGGAAAGCCTAAAGTAGCATCTAAACCAACAGATACTATAGCCGATACTTCAGAACCAAAAAAACGAGTAGGAAGGAAAAAGCCACTTGTTACACCATATAGTACTCTTGTTAATAGTACACCTCAACTAATTCACAAAGAAATATCACTTCCAACTCATATGGAATATAAGATGGAAGAGATTGATAGTAGTGGTTATACAATTCAATATATTAAATTGACTCTGTTTGATGCGAATGGTGTATCATACTTTAGAGATGCTACAAAGAATAAGTTGTATAAGAAAGTTAAAGATAAAATTGGTGGATATGTTGGTAGATGGAATCCTGATACGGATTCTATTATTACAGATATTCCTGATTCAGACGAAGAATAATATAACCAATCTAAATAAAAATATATTGTTTTTTATAGAATGAATAGCAATAATCAAATGCCCAGATCCCGCTTCTGTTATTCTTATACTCCGCCTGGTCCTATAGATAATTGTTGTTATAGAGCACCTTGTACTACATCACAACCTTATTTATCATCACTCGCAAATATTTCATCTGTAATTTATAATAATGGACAAACAACCGAGCGATCTCTTTTATTGGGCGCCCAACAGCAATATTTTAGAGATAATAGCGCTTCAATAACAAGTACTATAGTTCAAAGTACAATTGCTAATAATGCAGCAATAACAAGTACTATTTATGGCCAACTTTATCAAATTAGAGCAGATAGATATGAGCCATATCAGCCTTATATTTATCCAGTTATACCACAGTCTGTTATTGATCTACAGATGAATACAGTTAATGCAGGTGTACCACATTCGTTCTTTACTTGTACCGATGGCAAAGGCGTCCAATCAGTAACTACATAAAAAATATAATTGTTTTCAGGTTTTATTCAGTTATATCAGTTTTTTTAAGTTTTATTCAGTTGTATCAGATTTATCTTGTTAATAAGTTATTGATAAGATATTTTACTTGGCCTTGGTGACAATCTTCTTCTTAATAATAGTCTTCTTGGGCGCAGGAGCAGGCTCTACATCATCGCCATCCTCGTCGTCTACCGTTGCTGCTGTTACTGCGGTAACCGCTAGAGGCTTAGGAGGCAGCACAGCTGCTACTACAGAAGCCTTAGGTGGGGCACGGAATGCTGCCGCGTCATCAACCTCTTCCTCAGCATCCTCCTCCTCAGCATCCTCTACCTCTACATCAGCTGCTGCAGCAGCAGGTCGTGCCTTCAGACCCTTAAATGCGAAGCCACTAATCTTGCTAGAAGACTTGGGAATCGCAATCTGCTTGGCACGCCAAGTTAGACCATACTTAGATCCAGAGAACCAAATACCAGCGCACTCGATAATGGCAGTCATTTGCGATCCCTTTACAAGTAGATCCTCAATAGGCACATCCTTATGCGGCGTGCCATCATTGTCATAGAACTTGGTCTCAAACTCCTCACCAAACTTACGAAGCTTCAACCGAATAGTGGGGGGATAGTCAAGTACATTACCATCCTTGTCCTTGCTATACTTTAGAGTCGGCGTATAGAATGCCTTGACTACCTCACGTCCAAGGGTATCCTTGAACCATGCCTTGCTGTTCTTGACACCCTCACTAATCATGAACTCATCAATAAATGCGATTGCATCCATAAACTGCTTAACTTCCGCATTTTGCTCATGTCCGCGGAAAGACAATCCAACAGAGTACTCAGGAGGGCCATACTTATCTGCTACATTTAGCCCAAACGGACTAGACATTTCTGAGGCGGTTTGCATAACAAGTCGCTGACCGTCATAATTGAAATACGCCTGCTTTGCGCCACTAGAGAGTACCTTAGGGGCACTAATAGTGATCTTTGCCTTGGAGTTGAAAGTGGAGGGAAGTACGATATTCTGCGACATTGTTTTAGATTGTCTAACTCATTTTTGCTATATTTTTATCCGTCAAATTTTATTTTTATATCCACCCTTATCGCAAAAAAAAGTTCATAGTTTACTTGTATTATACTACAAATTACCTAATATTCCTAAAATACCTCTAACTTTTTTTTATTGAAATCCGTGCTAATTACTCAAGTGTATAAAATTATCGATTAGCACTATTAAAATTTTATAATAATTATTTAATCAATGTTTACAATGATACATGGCATAAGTGAATATATAAGTAAAAAATAATTATAAATAAAATGTCCCGTCAAACGCCGTAGATTTCAATAAAAAAAAGTCAGAATCGATCTCATTTTAGGCTTTCGACCAAATTCTATTATAAAATTTGATTGTCGGAATATCCACATAAAAGGCATAGCGCGTTTAAAGATGTCCCAGAATACCACCGGTACTAGTACAATGAGTAAGACTCCCTCCGCCCCCAAGGTTGTTTCCAAGAAGACTAAGGCCCCTGCCCCTGCGGTGGCCGCCCCTGTTGTAGAAGAGAAGGCTGCCAAGAAGGCCAAGCCTTCTGTAGCCCCTGCCGCGCCTGTAGCTGTTGCCCCTGTAGTATCCGCGGTTGCGGAGCAGGAGGGTGCGGTTGAAGTGAAGTCGGTAGAGCAAGAGATTAGCGCGCTAATTGCGTCTCACCAGAAGATCCGCGATGAGGCTGTAGCGAACATTAAGACGCTACAGCGCCTCCAGAAGCGTGTTGCGAAGGAGGTGAAGGAGGCTGGCAAGCGCCGCCGTCGTGCGAAGCGTGAGGGCGAGGATGGTGTCGCTAAGGAGAAGCGCCCCACGATCTTCACGACGCCTGTAACGCTTAAGGATGAGCTCTGCCACTTCCTGGGGAAGAGCAAGGGTACGCAGATGACGCCTGCGGATGTGACCCGTGCGTTCAGCGCCTACGTGGACTCCCACAAGCTGAAGGATGCCGAGAAGGGTCATACGATCCACCCTGATGTGGCGATGCGCAAGGTACTTGGCGTAAAGGATGGTGAGGCACTTACGTACCGCAACATCCAGTCGTACCTGTACAAGCTATATATTCTGCCCGAGAAGAAGAAGGTGGCGTCTGCTTAGATTTAAAGCAGTATAAATAAACTAAAAAAACATAAAAATAAATATAAAATAAAAATATACTATATTTTTATTTTTATTGCGTGTAAAGTATTTTTAATTACTATATATAATATTAGATATGTCGTGTAATTCACAGTACAATCAATATAGTTATGGCCCATACAATTATGGAAGCCATGGTTATCCCCCCCCTCCACCAAAACCCTGTCCGCCACAACCCTGTCCGCCACAACCCTGTCCGCCACAATATCCATTAATTTGTGTTGGAACAGGTCCGACAGGTACAACAGGTCCAACAGGGTCTACAGGAACTACTGGATCTACTGGTCCAATTGGAACTGGTCCCACAGGATCTACTGGTATGACAGGTCCCACTGGAACTACAGGCCCACTTGGAACTGGCCCAACAGGGTCTACTGGAAATAC